CCTGCACCTGCAGTAATTTGACCTGCACCAGAAAATTGTGCTACATCTAAATCAGTTGTTCCAAATGTTGGAGCACCTGTGTGTGTAAATACATAACCGTTATTTGCATTTAAACTTCCTTCTTCAACGAATACGAAAGCACCACCACTTAATTCAGATGGTTGGTCTTCTGGAGTTGCTCTTGTTAATACAAAAGGAGTTCCACCTGCACCAACAGTTGTAACTGTGTAAATACCGTTTTGTGAAGCGTCTGTTTGATTTTTAACTAAAATTCTATCTGCAACACTTGGTGTTGATCCATCAAGTGATAATGCACCGTTAGAACTTGCTGTTAAAGTTGCACCGACACCAGCAGTTCCATTTGAATAAGTTGCTGCTAAATTAACAGTTGTACCTAATCTACAAGAAGGTTTAGTATCTAAACCTTGAGCAACTTGGTCAACGTATGCTTTGTTTGCAACTGATTGATTTTGAAATCCTGCTCTATCTTCATAACCACTTGGTAAGATAACTGTACCTGTTCCGTGTGGTGTTAAATTAATATTTTTATTTGCCGCTGTTGTTGTAACTGATTGACCGTCAATTGTAATGTCATCAATAACTAAAGAAGTTAATCCTGCAATATCAGTTTCAGTTGCACCTAAAGTTAATACTGAACTACCTATTGTTGTTTGAGGATTTGCTATATTAGCATTTGATATTCCTGCACTACCTGATAAGTTTGAATCTGTTAATGTGTTTGCTTGAATTTCTACATTGTTATCGGTAACAACTGTATCCATACCTGCGCCACCAGCGAAAGTTAATGTTTCAGCTGTATTGTATTGGTCTGTTCCTGTATCACCTGCTAAATCTATAAATTGATTAACAGTTGCGAAATCTAAATTTCCACCACCGTCTGTTTTTAAAAACTGACCAGCAGAACCATCTCCGTCTGGTAATGTAAATGTTGTTGTTGTAGTTACTTGATTAGGTGCTTTAAGACCAATAAATGATGAACCGTTATTTGTTGCTTCATTAAATTTTACTTGTCCACCTGCACTTGCATTATTACCTACAATGAATTCGTCTACTGCTTTATTTGTATCTACTAGTACAGCACCACTTGCTGTTAATGTTCCAGCAACGTGATCCAACATATCCATAAAATATTGACCACCAATAACTGAAATGTTATTTGCGTCACCGTTACCGTCAACTCCACCTTCCCCTATAAAGATTCTATCTCCTAGGTTTGCTTGAGCACCTGTTCCGTAAGTATAAGCTAATTCACCTAATTTTAATGTTGCTGGTGCTGATGTTGCTGAACTTCTTTTTATCTGTATTACTGTTGCCATTTATTAGAAACTCCCACAATTAAATAATAGTGTACCTGTTGTGGTCACTATTTCTGTTCTAGTTACAAATTTGCCATCACTTGCTCTATATTGTATCATAGAACCATCATCTAAATTGGTAGTATCAACATCACCAAGAAGAGCTAATTTAAGGGCAGAATTTTGAAGTGCCTTACTAGACGGCAAGGTCACAGAAACTTTTTGTGGACCAGATTGTGTATTTACATTTATTTTTGCTGTTATATCAGGCATTCTCTCTCCCTTTTATCTTATATTTATAACTGAAAGTAGTTTGATTAAGTAGTAACTTGAGGTCGGACTGTAATTAATCCTTCAATAACTCTAGTTACAGCACCAACATCCGAAGTTATTTCAAGGTCATATACATATCTCTCAGCATCCAAAGCACTTGATTCGGTTGCTGTTAATGAGAGAGTAACTACACCAGTAGCGGCGTCTGTCGCTATTGAAGTAGTCATATTAATTCGTGTTCTTGTGGAAGCAAATCCTTTGGCCATCTTCGCCGCCGCTGTATAACCAGTTAGGTTAAACGGTTGTCCATTGGCATCCTTTACAGTTACGTCTGAATTAAAGGTTGTTCCTTGGTCTATGGTTAAGTTAGCTATTGCTGCCATTTATTTTTTCTCGGATTCTGGTACTTCTTTTTTAATCAATTTGACTATTTTATCGTTATAATGCTTAGTTAAAACATCTATCTTTTCAATTTCAATCAAATGTCTAGTCTTGCTTACTTGAATTTCTTGTCTTACTGCTATGTAATTTTGTAATTCAGGACTAAACTTCTGTTCATCATATTCTTTTCCGTCAATTGTTATCATACAACATCTCCATTTAATTTATTCATAATACTATTTATATAAGTTGTAAGCAGGCAACATTGACAAAACCACTAAATAATGATATATTTAGAATACTAAATTAATTAAAGGATTGAATAATTTATGAAAAAACTATTAATAGCGGTGATGTTGTTATTATTGCCAATCTCAGCATTCGCTGGATCAACAACAACTATCGTAAATGCAGGATCAAATGATGGTGCATTTAGAACCGTACTCACAATGATTGGCGACAAAATTAATCACACTTTTGTACAAGCAAATAATCCAGTAATAGCGGAGAAACATTTTAACAAGAAAAATGTTCTTACTATGTGGAGTACAGAATGGCCAGGAGATGAAACATTACCAACAGTTGAAATAAACAAAGATACAATCGTTGCTGTTACAGCATACGAAACTATACTTTGTAGTAGAACTTACTCGTCTGTTAGTGAAATGTCTGGTCAAACAATTAAGATAGCAACGTGGGGTGATTCTCCAGTTGTTAAAAAATTTCTTGATAACTATGGTACAGCAAATAATATAACTTTTGAAATTGTTCCATATGACGGTAGTGGTGCTACTACTAGAGGTTATCTAGGTAAAGACGCTGATACAATTTTTACAATTCAAACTAAACAAGCTAAAGTAGAGGCAGATGGTAAATGTATTGCCTTTAGTGCTAATGGTGATTTAGACTTTGCGTTTGTTGATGTAATATTATCAGTTAATGCTTCAAATGGTGCTCTTGAAGAATATAGAAATATAGTAAAAGAATTATCAATAACAGAAGCGTGGTTATCAGCAGTACCTACTACGTATGTTTTAGATAATGAAAATGCGGAATCTTTAGTTTATAAAGTTAACGCTGCTATTGAGTTGAATAAGTAATACAATCCTGTAGTTTAGAATTAACAGTCTGGTATGTTTTTAGCATATCAGACTCGTTAGTACCTGTTATTAAGAAAGCTATTCTAGGAACTTTTTCGGAAGTAAGATGTAAAGACTTTGGTATTGTTTCTCCAGGTCTTAATTTATCATTATTAGTCTGACACCAATATTCTTTTAAGTGAGATACATCTTTTACAGATTCTATTTTACCTGGTTTTAAATTAGACAGAACCCAATAAATTTGTTTATCATAAGAGAACGTTTTATTTTGTAAAATTTTTGGTACTATTGTATTGTTATGTACATCATCCATTTGTTGTAAACCTTGACCAATTCTTGAATTGCAATCTATCATCTTAATATTATCTTTCCATTTATAAAAATCAGGTCCAGAAAAGAACATATTTTTTAAACGTAAAGTAGCTACTAATCTTTCAAAAAAATTATTAGATTGATATACTATATCTTTAGGTACATCTTTCTTATCAAAACTCATAAATTCAACATTTCTACCTTCTCTACATTTTCCTCTTACCCATAATAGATTTTTTAAAACTCCACTTTCATTAACATAATAATAAGAACCCCACAATTCTGCTTCATCTGGAAGTTTATCTTGTACCATATAATGATTAAGACGATTATTAAATGCTGGGTCTTCCCAACTTTTATATAACGAACTATCATTTAAATCTAAAAACTCTTTCTTATTTTTAAAATAAGTATAATTTAATCCTCCAGGTTTAGCACCTGAACCAATAATAGGTTTTATTATAAAAGGTTTATCTTCCCAATAATTTAAATCTTTTGGACTTGTAGGTATGACACTATATGGTATTAAACTTTGAAGACCAATAGTAATACAAAAATCATCCATCTTTTTCTTATCAGATAAAATATCTGCCGCTTTTTCTGACACATTGTTTAGTCCCCACTCTTTCTCTAATTTTGCTTGTATAGGTAATAGACTTTCTGCAACCGTATAAATTCTATCATAAGGTCCTTTAATCTTATCAAAGTCTTCAGTAACTACATCACAATTTTCCAATGCTTTTTGAAGGCATTCCCATTTATTCCAACCTCTCTTATATCCTAGTATTAAATTTTTCATCCGTATATTACCATTACTCTCATTAAGTTATCCCAAAACAAATCTGTTAAGAAAAATCCATATAGTATTGGAAAAGTATCTACTCTCTTTAAATAATAACCTATTATACTTAATACAATTAATGTTATTAATAACCACTCTCTTACTGGATATATGTAAATACTCATTAAAGAAATAAAAAGTAAAATAAAATAAGTCAATACATTTTTATGTTTCTTCAAGTGATATGCTAACATACCTAATAAATTAAAACACTTCCAAGATAAGAATAAACATATAGCTAATATGATTGGTATGTAATAGAATATATTAGTAAAGATAGATAGATTATCTACGTTAAAAACAAATCCTTGTGCTAGTATTAAATAGTAAATTAATACTTCACTACCAACAATAGGTATACCAAGTACTATTAAAGGTATCAAAGAACTTAACGCACCACTATTGTTCGCTGATTCGGCAGCCGCTATTTTCTTTATATCTGTTTTAACTAAATTAGCACTTAAATAACTTCCTAAAATATTAGTTACTCCTGGAACAAGACCACACCAAAATCCAACAAAACTTCCTACTCCTGTTGAAGGTAATGTACTCTTTGCTATACCAAATTTTCTAATTGGTTTTTGTTTAGATATCTTTAAATCTCTAAACTTTAATATTTCAGGTACAATATACAACCCTATCATTACAGCACTAAAAGGAATACCTAACGTTAGATAATCAATACCAAATGTTCCCCAAGTTTCATATGTCGTATTATCAAATCCTATCTTTGCTAATATGCCACCAAATACAAATAGAAGTATAGTCTTCCACATCTTTTGTTTTGATAATAGAGTTAATAATAAAACTGCTAAACAAACAATAGATAATTGTATAGTACTATTATAAAATTGAAATATACTATAGATACTAGGTAGAAATATTAAGAATAAACCTATTGCAAATATAGAACCTAATGTACTTGAAATAGCATTGGTACTTACTGCAAGATGTCCTTCTCCCTTTAAGAATAGATTATGTCCGTGTCTAGCAGTAGTTACAGCGGCAGCGTCACCTGGTATTCCATAAAGAATACTTGTAACTGAATTTGTATAATTCGTTGTAAGAAGAAGTGAAATATAAAATAGTAATATATTAAAAGGGTCTAAAAGAAATAGTAAAGGATAGATTGTTGCAACTGCTAAAAAAGGTCCTGCACCAGGTATAATTCCGAAGACAACACCTGTTAATATTCCAATCAAACACCATAATAAAGAAAGCATTATTTTACCTTACCATAATCCAACATAAACTGAAACAACTCTTTATCAAATTTTAAACACATAACTAATAAAATTATTCCATCTTTAAAAGAAAAAACACTATGTCTTTTATTGCCATTAAAATACCAAAGAGAACCACTATTGCCTTTAATAACTTTATCATCATATATCCATTTAAAATCATATTCATTGCATTTAACAAAACCAACTAATCTAATTTCATCATAACTATAATCTTCTTTATTAATATCAAAATGTTCTGGAAAGAAACTGCCTCTATCCATTCTTAAAAAATGACAACGACCTAACCATTTTGCCCAAGGTTCTAAAATTGTTTGTAATGTGGGACATTGTTTCCAAACATCTGTTGGAACAACTATATCGTGGTTATGTATATCTTGTCCAGTTTGAATTTTGTAATCTCTTAAACTTGTTAAATCAGGTATGCCGTGAAGACCACCGTCAATACTAGTTACACTTAATCCCCAGCGATTGTTTGGTTTTTTTGGATTATATTTTTTCCAATCTTTATCAAAAGGTTTTAATTCTTCTAATAATTTGTCTTTTTTAAAACCTGGAAACTCTATCCAATCAGACATTGTATTTAAGCGTAATAACGCTTTGTCATCATCATTCATAACTATTAACTACTCCTCATATTATGTAATACTAAATCTACAGATTCTTTCGTTAATATAAGATTTGCTACTATAAACATTGATTGTTGATTCCCACCACGACCACTTGTAAATACTATATGTTCTTTACAAGTATTTAAAAAATATAATCTTCCGTGGTCAAAACGCAAAAGGTTATCATCTAAAATAAAATAATTAAATGGTGGATTGCAATTATAGATTGGTATAAACAACCTACACGTTGGTAATTCTCTATCATAATGGTCTCTATGAGATGGAAATTGTCCACCCGCCGACATCTTAATAATATGAGTTCTTCCTAAATGATTTTTAAATTTTGATAATACTGATTCAACATAAGGCCAAATGGGTGTTAGAGTTTTAAAATCTGGTTCATCAAGATTTAAATTATGTTCTATATTATATTCCTTTAATGAATCCAAATCTGGTCTGCCAGAAAACCCACCATCCAAACTAGTAATACTTAAACCATACCTAGGAATCTTTTTTCTAGGATTATATTGAACCCATTTATCACCAAATAATTCTAAACCTTCTTCAAATTTTTTATAATCTAATTTATATTTTAAAGGAATAATGTCGCCATATCTAGCTATTGTGTCAAATAAGTAACTCATTTTGTATTAAATACCTTTATTTTTTTTGAAAATGGAATAGTTGTTCCTTTCATTCCATCTGGTCCTCCCCAACCAAATAGTGAATTATTGTTAATACTTTCTAAATATATTTCTACAGTTTGTTGATAGTATTCTATTTCTTCTTGTACGTTATTTGTAAAGTAATCTACTAGTGTATTAAATTTACCTATATTCCAATCAAACGTTCCTATTTCAAATTCACCAGAAGGTCTACTATTAAGTTCTTGAAAATATAGTTTACCATTTTTTTCTTTACAAAATTCTGAATAGAAAATCCTATTTTTTACTGTTATATGTTCTTTTAATCCTTTATAAAATTCTTCTACTATAGCTATCTCTTCTTTTGGAAATTCTGTAAATGGATATAGATATAGATATGCAATATTATTACCTACAATATGACCATCTCCAAATTTACCTATATCGTGATGATATATATGATACTCGCCATCATTATCAACTATTGCGTGTGAGTTGAGTGTATAATCATAATTAATATATCTTTGTATAAAATCATTTTTCTTTGGTATATAATTTCTTTTATCAGCAACTTTATAACCAGTACCACCACCTGACTGTCCTGAATCTAATTTTATTATAATTTTATCATTCCTTGTAATACTTCCTTCATCTAAAGTAGGTGTACCTATTAATTTACATACTCGGTCTTGTTCTTTTTTAGATGTAAAAAGCTTTAAAGCTCTTTTATCAAATTGTGTTTTAGTATTATAGTAAAGAGAAAGTTTATATTCTACAGTAGTAATTGGTTCTTCATCTCTACAATTCATAATATATTCAGGTTCAAAATCTAAAGTGTTTATATAATATTGCGGATCATATAATTTTTCTTTTGGAAGAAATGTAGTATATGGTTTTAATTTTTGACTTATATTAAAATGATTATTATTAGCTAGTTCAAACATCTTAAAATTAATGTCATACTTTAAACAAAATTCTACTAGAGTTTCCCATTTTATACGAGCATTTAATATAAGTATATTTTTAGGTAAAAGTTTTCTATCTATATTGTCTGCAAATAACATATTATTCTCACGATATAAAATAAGGCGACCACCAACCAGTCCAACCTTTCTCCATTATATGATGTAATTGACCAAGTGTACACATACTATAATTTTCATCTTTAGTTTCTTTAAATTTTGGACAAACTTTATCATATGTTTTATAATCTATTTGTTTATAATAAAACTCATCACTACCTTTATTATATTTGTTTAGATAATACTTATCATTTTCTTTAAACTTTTTCCATATATGTGATATATCACCAGTCCAAGATACAACAGAAGAGTTTAATGGTGTATGAGCAGGTTCTCTCCACCAAGTATCATCTAACAATGTAAAATCTTTTCTAATTAAGTTTGGTAGTTTATCATAGATAATCACATCTAAATCAAAGTATAAGTTTTCTCCATCTCTATAGATATCATACATTTGAAGTTTGTTATACCAGTTGCCATATAAATCGGATGATACAACAACAAACTCATCATACTTTAGACCTGAATAAGTGTCTATCATATGTTTCAAATTTCTAACGTGCCAATTAGTAAACTTATCACCAAACTTACAACATATTATTCTCATTTAATTTCTATAGTTTTAATATCCTTTTTTCTCATAGTATTAATTTTAATATCTGCTCTGTCTGGTATTTCGTGCCAAACTCCATATGGGTCTTGCGCTCTATTAGTTGTTTTAATATCTACGATTTTAATTTTTCTAAACTTTTTTCCTGTTCTAGGATGATAGTCCAAATTAAATTTATCTGTACTCAAATTACTACCATTAGCAGCACCGATAGCCAATTCTGTTTGGTCTGATTCCCACCGTTCAACTCCTTTTTTAGGAAACCCAATACCAATACCATATGCTATTTGTTTTTCACCTCTATTAACTTCATCTAATATGCCTAATTTCTTTTCCCAAAAATCATCACCATTTATATCATTATGACTTTTATTGCCACCAGTAGCAAACCCTAATTTAGACGCCGCTCTCATAACTAAACCAATTGCTATACCTATACTTACATAAGCATTTTCCCAACGAGCAGCAGTTTTATTACCTTTTAAAGTTCCATCAGCATTACAATTTAATTGTGTATCTGGTTCTTTTGCCACGAATAACATATACAAATTAGCATTTTGTTGTGAGTTTTTCCAAGTTGATGGTGGCTGACGGTTATGAGTACATCCCCAAGTATATTTTGATAACTCGTCTAATACTTTTCTATCAGCAGTCCAATAAACATCATAATATGCTTCAGCTTGTTTTGAAGGAGCATTTTGTGCTGTCCATAAAAGATAATCTACAAGTTCATAATGTATTGTTTTTGAGTGGTCCCAAACTCTCTGGCATTTTTGAATTTTACGAATGGTATCCATTTCTTCATTCCAATCATAAAACATATGTTTAATTTTTGTTTGCTGGTCAACTTCCTTAAAACCAAATTTAACAATTTCATTCATAACTTTAATAAGAAGAGTTACTTTATCTGCTTGGTCTCTATCTTCTTTAAGCATTCTTTTCTCTAATAAATTATTAACTTCTATAGCATAATTTTGTTCACCTTCACCTAAATTAGATTTTGTACCTTGCCAATATCTTTTAGCAACCTCTAGTACATTTTTTATTCCACCTGATTTTAAATCAGCTACAATAGCGTCAAAATTATAACCTGTATCTCTAACACATTTAAAATGCTGAGTTTCAGTATGTACACCTTTATGTTTTACCTCAAACTCATTCATAACATCTTCTATTATTTTATCTTTAATCATTTCCAATTTACCTTTATAAAGGATTCATTATGTTCGTGTATGGTCTTGCCTGGACCTGTGAAATGAACCACTTTTATATATTTATGCACGTCACCAAGTATCATATATTCAGTCTTAAATTTGTCACGATATATTTTGCTTAGTGTGACATTTTCTTTAAAAGATTTTGTATATTTACATATCCATTGTTCAGGTGTTTTAATTACTTTTGTTTTATATTCTTGTAGTTTCCAACTAACATAATTTTGTTCTCCATAGTATTTGAAATTTACATCACCATTATTATAATAGTATAATTGCCAATAGTCAGGATTTTCAGCAAAATCGTCCCATATATGCTTTAAACTACCAGACTTAAACTTATAAAACCCACCATTTGTTTTTAATTTTGAAGTCCACCATACACCATAGGTAACCAATTCATTATCTTGTACAGGATATCCTATTAATTCATCTACATTGCCTGTAATAACTTGGTCTATATCCATAACTATAATATCATCACCAGGGTTTTGATATGCAAAATGCGGACTAAAGAATTTTAATTTGTGCCAATGTTTCTTAATCTTATCGTGATGATTATATGGTAGTACAACATCTGCCTCAATATCTTTAGTATCACTTAAACAAACAAACTCAAAAGGTATAGATGAATTTCTTTTTAAACTTCTATATAACTTTGATACATAATCTGGTGTGTAATAACCATCAAAATATACGCAACAAATTTTAAGCATACTTTCTCCATACAGTATCAAAGTCTTTACAAACAGCGTGTACTATCTTTGCTTCATCTGGTATAAAATGTTGAGTATCAAAGAAGTAATGCCATCTTCTATCTAACCATTGTATACCAATTTTATTTACATTTACTTTATATGAAAAGATTGTTTCATTATCATACCTAAACATATCAAGAATATTTTGTGGATACAAACCACTCTTATCAGTTTTTAATTTTGTCATTAAATCTATTGTATCTCTAAACCCACCAAAAAAATCTAGTTTTAAAATTTGTTTTTTTGAAGCACCGATAATAGCAGTATTGATAACATCATTTTTAGGATCAAGACCTTTATCTATAAGCATTGCCTGACAATTAAAATACTTTGCTGATGGACTTCTAATACTATGTCTAACATCTCTATCTTTATTAATCATATGGTTTTGATTATAAACAACAATATGATTTTGTACATCCCATACATCAAAAAAGGAATCAGTAGTTAATGGCACAGCGTCAAAATCTAAATACAAAATCTCATCATACTTTTTTGCTAATTCATATAGTAAATGTATCTTGTAGAAATTAACTATTTCATAACCTGTTAATTGAGGAAAGTCTTTGCGTAAATTTCTTTCATATGTTTCATAACGTTTATCATTTTCAAACATAACAAAACTTGCACCGATAGCTTTAGCATACTTACGTTTAGATTCAACTAATTTTTTATAATGTTTTTTAAATGCATTAACAGTTATTTTTGCTTTGGCTACTGTATCATTTCTTTGTTTAGATTGACCATAATGTTCTTTTGCTGGCACATCAACATAAACACTATATATTACTCGTTGCATATTTTTCCTATTAATGTAAATCTAGTACCTCTATAATCTTCTATCTCATCTTCAATTAATACTTTTGCATTATCAGGCAATTGTTTTTTAAATTCTTCAATATTTTTAACACAATTAATATGTGTTGGTATATCAAACATTGCATTTGATTGAAAAGCAAAGTGTGTATTCTTAAATCTTTTCCACCAAGGATTTTTATAAGTTGGTGCTGGACCCCACTCTTTCATTGGACGCATATGTTCGCAACTCGTATTAATAACTAAATTACATCTTTTAAATAAATCCCAATCTTTATCATCTTTAAATCTATGCCAAATTCTTTTATCAAAAACATCACCTTCAATAAAATCAACTTTCTTATAGTCTTTAAACAAATCATTTTTTGCTCTTAAAATAACTTTTCTATCACTATCAATAGCAGTAATCAATTTAACATCATTATAAAATGCTGGTACCAAAATACTACCATACCAACAACCAAATATTACTATTTCAGAATCTTTATTTAATATATTTAAACTTTTAATATGATTAATTAAATTAAGTTTAGATTTAAACTGATTAGGACTATATGAATCTAATAGGTCTTTATTATCTCCGACCTCTTTCATTGAAGAAGCTATCAAATTTTCTATTATTCTTTGTATTAATTTTATATCCATTCTATCATTTCACTCATTGCAGGTTTTATATCTTCGTGTGTACGTCTAGCCTTTTCTATTACATCTTTTCTAAACACTTCACTATAACCCATTGACATTAATACTATTGGTCTATATTCAACGTGTTTTAATCCAATTGCTCTCCATTGTTTAGCATCCCTTACAAAACAAGAAGTGTAAGAAAGGTCAATTTTATATTCTAGTAAATACAATGTTAATATTTGAATAAACAATCCAACCTCAACAGCAGACGTATCAATAAAGTTATCAACTCTTTCTGGCCACGCTTGGTCAAAAAACATACCTCTCTCAACTTGTTTTCTATAAAACTCATTAGGTTCTCTTGGTTGGGCGTGAATAGTAAGTAAATAAGGATTATATTTTATATGTTCATAATAAGGATTAGCAAAACCTCCTTCAGTTGTTTTTCCTTGTCCTCTTGCTACTGCTCTTCTTTCAGCAACTTTATGATTTTTATATACCATCTTCCAAACTTTTTCTTTTTCTTCTTTTTTATCGGGACCATATACAAATATTTTATACGGCATAG